TAATTTCCACTCAGATTATTTTCACGAACATTTGGATTATTATAATATACCACGTAGAGCAATTTCCCTTATGTGGAATCAACGTTCAGTAGACACATTCTTAGGTTTACCATTCAACATTGCCTCTTACGGACTGTTGCTTGAAATCATTGCTAAAGAAGTGAATATGATTCCTGATGAATTAGTTGGGAATTTAGGAGATGTTCACTTGTATAGTAATCATATTGAACAGGCTAAAGAGCAGATTAGTAGAGAACCCCTGAAACTTCCATCAATTTTGTTGGACTATAGAGAGGGGGAGTACAGTAAGGATTTGAAAGATTTGACAGCTGAAGATATTGTCCTAACAAATTACAAATCACACCCATCAATCAAAGCACCACTCAGTAACTAATATGGATTTTCCTCTCTTTCTCAACCACCCCACTTTTGGGGACCATCGTGGTAATTTTTGTCAGATGCCCATCAACATGATGAGTAAGAAACCCGTAGATAAAAATTGGGTTCAGGTAAACACCTCAATCAGTGTGGAACCATTTACGCTACGAGGCATGCACTTTCAGGTTGGAAACTTTCAACAGTCCAAATACATGAAGATTGTTTGGGGCAAGATTTTGAATTTTATTATCTGTGTTGACCCAAATCGTCCTGAGTATGGTTACACAGACCTTTTCGAGATTGACAAAGACCACGCGGTTTTTGTTCCTCGTGGTTACGCCAACGGAGTTTTGACTTTGGAACCAAACACCATTATCCAATACTTGGTGGATAACACCTATTCTCCCGAGAATGAACGTTCCTTGTTATACTCAAGTGTACCCCTATTCAAAGAGCTAATCGGTCGATACACCACCGACCCTGTGATTTCTGATAAAGATAAAAATGGTATCCTTTGGGATGATTGGCAACTGAAGCCAGAGTTTTAGTAATAAACCATGTAAAGGTTAAGGAACCTTGTAGCGTTATTTTTGACCTTCCTTTCAAATTTTCGGATGTCAGAAATGTCATCGATTTTTTTCATGGTTCCTGAGATGAGTTCGTTTTTAACTTCTTCGGCTTTGCTCAGAGCTCTCTCAAACGCATCGGGGTCTGCGGGGTTTTCACCATAATACCTCTCCATGGTCTCTTTACCCATATAAAGGAACGGAGCTGCGGTAAACATATTAACAACTCCCGAGTCACGGAGGTCCTCCAAGAAACGACGAATCATCTTAAAATCAAAATCATCAAATAAGTCTTCGTTGTCGATTACGAATTTGCCTTGTTTACTTTCGTTAATATTATCTTCGTCCTCCACTTTTTTGTAGATGTCTTTGCTTGATAATAAACTCAACGAACTTCCGTTATCCCATTTCATTTGGATAATGTATCCGACAGGTTCGAAGGGGTCCCTTGAAACTTTTATAACAGTTCCTCTTGTCCCCATCGGAACACCGATTTCGTCGTACATGTAAAGTACCACTAATCTATCACCTACATTTACCTTAGGATTTACCATATTAGATAAATATACTATTTATTGGAACATGGAATACATATTAACCGAATCTCAGTTTCAAAAACTCATTTTAGAGTCAAAAAACCAAGATATTACTCAAAGTTTAAAGGAACTTTATCAAGAAGCCAAGAATCTTCTCGATGAATGTGCCCAAACATGGGGTCTCAACGCTAAATTCCTTATCACGTGGGGAGCGGCTTTGGGAGGTATGATTGTTCCATTAAAAGATTACTTGGAAAACAACAATCCTGAACTCACACACGAACAAATTATTCTACTAATATTGGGAATTGCCAGTAACTATTTCTATGACAATGAAACCTTCATCCGTAAGGTTGTAAAAAAAATCAAAGAAGAGGGTTTGTTGGATGTTTTCCGTAAACTCTACGACAAAGCCGAAGAACTGAAACGTTCTTTGGGCATGTTCCTTAATAGTCTTAAAGTTACCGCTAATTCATTGTACTCAATCTTGAGTTACGCCTTTATCCTGCCTGTCTTGGGGGACTTGTATGACTTATCCCAAGGGGAAGATACTATAGAAACGACCAAATTGATTGTTAAGAGAATTTTGGCGTCAGGAGTTGTGTTGATTGTGGGCGCGGCGTTGAACAACTTTGTTTCCAAAGTGGTGAATCGACTAAAAGAATAGGTCATAAGTCATATAGTCTTCAAATATGGTGGTTTCAAGGATTGAAATGTCCAAACTTGAAACACCTTTCATTGATTTACTATTTTTTACCCAATTAAAAAACAAAACTTTTATTGAGACTCCGAATTTCCGTGAAGCAATGGAAAAACCAAAGAATTGTGCCTCGATTTCATGAGGCTGTAAGTAATATTCAATTTTTTTACCCTTGAATTTACCTGGTAAAGGGTAACCAGCAACGTCCTGAATAAAGTGAGTCATCTCGTGGGCGAGAAGTTCAGTCAAAACAAGAGAAACATCCTGAAAGTCGTAAAACTCAGGTATTGTCAATTGAATCCCGATAGTATTATCCTCTGTATAGTATTCGGCGTCACCGGTGGGAAAATCCAAACCTTGATTTATGGTAAGATGTAATTCAACAGAGAGTGGGGTTGAGATATTGCGAAAAAAATAAAAATCTTCTCCTGTGGCGTCATAAGGTAAGGTAATTTCGCCCGTTTTACCCATGGACAAAATGGTAGAAAAATCAGGAAAGACTTCTCCCACCATGTATTGAAGTTGACTCACTAACTTTTGACGGTATTTTTGTAAGGGGTATTTTTCACCCTTGTCGTATACAAACTCCAACACCATAATAGGGGGTTTTACTGATTTGTAGAATAGTAGTGAGGTCGTACCTCATCTTTTTCTGAAGAATTGTCCCAACCACACGAGACTTGAACCAAACTTCGGGTTTGTATTGAATACCTATCCAAGATGTGGTGTACATTGGGACTTGGGCACCGACTAAAACTGAAACATCTTTGAATAAACTAATGTCCGCGCCAAATCGGTTGACAAAAGCCGAAGGGGTAGTATAAAGGTAAGGTGCGGGATAAGCGGTCATATATTTTCCTCCGATGTATAAACCCACAATTTCAGTTTTGTAAGTGGCAATCAAAGTATTGTCGTCAGGAACATAAATAATGTCCGTTGATTGTGCTTGGGAACTCAATCCTACAATCCATAACAGAAGAAGTCCTACCCTTTTCATAGGGTCAAAGATAACGCAAATTATTGACTCAATCAAACTCCTCGATGGAAACTACCATCTCGGATTCTCCCTTGATAACTCTATGCCAAACTAATTTGGGTATAAAAAACTTTTGTCCCCTCTCTAATTTGTTTGGCAACTCATTTTCCATTTGGAAACTCCAACCCCCGGGTTCGATTATCTCAACCAATCGGTCTTTATTGTCTTGATGCCATACCAAGTCGAGGTCTTCGACATCAGTAGTGAAGGTTCTGATTAGTTTGTTGTCTTGTGTTTGTTGTTGGAAGGGAAATTCCATCGTATTATTTTCTTCCTTTGGCATATCCTTCGGGGATTGAACCACCTTCTTTTATTCGTGTAGTTTCACATGAAATTGGATTGTGGTACCAATAGTATTTATTTTTTTTCATTGGGTTATTATCCCCAAGAAATTTGGTTTTGAGTATTTGAATAACCCTGTCATATTCCTCACCGAGTCGTTCCTTCTCAGTTTTATATTTTGTTCTTGACAATTTCAATTTGTTTCTGATTTCAAGGGCTTTTTCATTTCCATAAATTTCTTCATAACTTTTTCCCTTTTTGAGTTTACTACTACCGTGATTTAGACTCAAACTTTTCCTATGACTTTCAGAGAACACTCTGTTTTTCATCTTATTACTTATTTTTTCGATAATGACCTGTCTTTCAGGATTATTCGAGATAGTATCTCCACCGTCACCTCCCTTACTTATGTTATATCCTTTGTTTAGGTCGGTTGAGTCGTAGTAGTCAATCCAAAACTTTTCTTTAGAACTTAGTTCATTGTATTCTGAACACTCTTCAATTATTTCTTTTACAAAATTTTCTTTCCCATACTTAGGGATTGCTCGATTGATTAATTTACCCGACCCAAAGTATTCTGAATTCGAGGTAGTATCTTTACCGATGTAAATTTTTGAATTCAAAGTATTAGTTATTTTGTAAATCTGCACACTTATTTTAATTATAAGTATCTACCAACATTACAAATTACCAAGAATTACTACTAGATAAGCCCAATTGTTTTGCGTAACGACCAATCGAACAACTCCAATATCCTGCTGTTGTTCTATCTTTCTTGTCCTTACAGTTGTGCCTTGCTCTGAATGATTTCGCAGCTTTCTTGTTAGCGTTTCTAATTTTAAGCTTAGGGTCTCCAAAAGTAACCTTTTTAATTCCACCGCCAGGTTTTCTTACGTACACCGCAAATTTCTTGGGTCCGCCTGGAGTTCTGAACGGCTTTCCAAGATTAACTTTTTTACCTCTGTGAGTTGCCTCCTCCAAAATATCTTCCTCTGTCTCGGTCTCCAAAATGTAGGGAGCATCCAAATAAATGGTTTCACCTTTATAGGAATAGATACGACCCAAATCGGATTCAACCATCAAGGTATCCTCTTCGTTAAGTTTGATTTTGTTGTCCTGATAAAGGTTTCTAACTTCATTTACCAAATCGAAGTAGGATTGTGAATAGACACGAAAAATATTGTCCGTCAAAGACAACTTATTATCAATGTGATATTTCAAGGCTTCGGAAATCTTTATGTCTTCCGTTAAAACTAGTGTTGGGTCTTCAAGACGTTCAACGTATTCTCTGAGGATTCCTTTGATGTCCATCATTAAATCTTTTTTTGATAAATACCTCAGAGTTTTGTATATTTGTAGAATGAAAGACTACAAACTCAACTTTTGGCAACGATTAGTTCTGTTTTGGAAACAAGAATATCGTTATTACCCACAAAACTTTGTCCGTGGTATTAAAAACCTAATCAAATGGGGTCCGATAATTTGGAAGGACCGTGATTGGGATGACACTTTTTTGTTCGAGATTATAAAATTCAAAATCTCAAAAATGGCGGAATCTCACGGTAAAATATTTCCTCACATGGGTTCGGAGCGAAACGTAGAAATTATGAAAACGGTTGTTCGGTTGATTGACAAATTTCAATCAGAGGAGTATCTACATGAGTATTTCACCTATGTTGATGATGAACACACATTCGTAAAAATCGAAGGAACGGACTTTTTTGAAGTGAGAACGAAAAATCTTCGTGATGACTTGGATGAATATTTTGCCAAGTATCCCCTCCTTAAAAAACGGGCTATCAATCACAAGATTTACAAAGAAAATCCAAGTTCGGCAAGTTTGGCAATGGCTATGGGGTTTGTGCGGCACGAACAAGCAAAACGCCTTATCTTTGAACTTCTAAACCGTAATATTGATAAATGGTGGGAATAATGAAAATCACATTCATATCAGACACACACACCAAACACAATCAGGTGACTTCAAGTCTACCTGGTGGTGATTTGCTCATCCATGCTGGTGATATGAGTAGTATGGGTTACCAAGGAGAAATCACAGACTTCCTAAAGTGGTTTGATGGTTTGGATAATTACACCCATAAGATTTTCATTGCCGGTAACCACGATTGGGGTTTCCAAGATAGTCCCGATATGTGTCGTGAGCTTTTGAAGATGTACCCGAATGTAACCTATCTTCAAGATAATTTGGAGGTTATCGGTGAAGACTATGAAACTGCAGTAAAAGTCTATGGGTCTCCGTGGCAACCTGAGTTTTGGAATTGGGCCTTCAATCTACCAAGAATGGGTTGGGAACTTGAACAAAAGTGGAATGACATTCCCGAGAACACTGACATCTTGATTACTCACGGTCCTGCTTGGGGTCATCTTGATACAATCAAAGGTCATAGTGTTCCTTTGGGATGTGAGTTGTTGGCTGAGAGAATGAAGGTTCTTAAACCTAAGATTCACGTGTGCGGTCACATCCACACAGGATACGGATACAAGTTTGACGGAGATACTCACTACTTCAATGCCGCCGTTTTGGATGAAAGTTACAACTTCACCCGAAAACCATTTACGGTAGATTGGAATCCTGAAACCAACGAAGTTATTTGGGAAGAATAAAAAAAGGGGGTCAATGACCCCCTTACTTTTTACAACCCGTCGTCTGATGAACCTTTCTTACCAAAGATTTTTCCTGCTTCGGCAATACCGAACGCACCTAAAGTAATGATTACAAACGAATTGAAGACAGTGTCTGAGATGACCAACTCTTGACCCATGATACCTGTAACGATATCCGCAATTGCCGCCAAACTCATAACTGAGAACGACATAAATCCAACGATTGTTTTTTCGTTGTAGTCGTTTTTATCCTTAAAAATGTCTTTGAATGCCATAGTGTGTAGATTAGTGTATCAATAAATATCACCTAATCTTCATCTAACGAATTCACCATATCCAAAAACATTTTGACAGTCCGATGAATAACGGATATATCAACGTTTGGAAATTCAACATCTATTAATTTAACCAATCGATATTTCAAGTCCTTCTTATTATTGAGAATCCAATATTGTTTGCCTTTGATGTAAATTAATCTGATAATTTTTCCCGTGAAGAAATTTTTCACAATCGCAAAGTGAACCCTCCGTTTTATAAAATTGAAAACTTGCTCAGAGGTCTCACCAGTGTACCTTTGACTCAATAAAGATAGGTTTTCTTCCGAAATTTTCATCAAACAAAGATACAAAGTATTTATCGCAAAAGAAAACAATGGCAAAGGCAAAAGTTTCCAATATTACGGTCTTCAAAAAGAAACCAAAAGTATCAAGACCCGGTGTTCACGCTAAAACAAAACACTCAAACTCAAAGAGGTCGAAACTTTACAAAAAACGCTCAAGGGGACAAGGTTAAGGTTTTGATTTTCATAAAACACTTGTAAATTTGGACATGATGTCCTCGAACCTCTTATTATGTAAATCTTTAGAGAGTTTCCTCAACGAAAGTAGGGGAAAGGACATTCAAGAATTCTACGGTAGAGACACTCAAATCTATATTAGGAGTATGACCTTCAGTCCAGTCAAGAAACACTGCCTAATCGATTCTATTGTTGTCTTGGGGGACTTACATAGGGAAATTGATTTAGACCCCGACCCCGCTGAGGTTTTTATCCGAGATGTATCCAAATATTTTTTAGCCGATTATCGGATAATCGTAATGGTTGGGTTCGACATTTAATCGTTTTTCAAACGACTAATCAATTCCACATTTTCTTTCTGTAAAAATTCTACTTTTACCGTGAGGGCAGAAACCTTTTCTGTGAGACCCAAAATGGTTTCTCTCATTTTGTCTTTTTCTACAGAACTTTCTTTCAACAAAACCTCCAACTTGGTGATGCGCTCACGACAATCCTGTTTGATAAAATTATCCTCATCCTTTTTGGCCTCCGCTCTTTTCTCATAAAATTTCCACGCACTTGTTGAACCCAAAACCGTAACGATAGTTACAATCACAGTCCAAATTGAAGTTTCGTCCATAACTTTTTTCTATATCCCTATAAATACCTACAAAAAAATTTGGAGACTCCCTTGGTCTTTTTCACTGACGTGTACTAAGTACTAGTTCTAGTATTATATTATTAATATAGAATTAATTATTAATAAAATTTTATAAAAAATTAGTATAATATATTAGGAAATTTTTTTCCAAACCGAATCCGAGTTCAGTCTTACTGAGATGACGTGTTTTTGAGTCCATTCGTGGGGAGCAATGATGGACAAAAATTCTTTCCCATCTTTTCCCTCATAGATGTGATAGGTATTACCTATCTTGGGTTCAAAATTGTACTTACAATTGTATATCCTATCGTTAAGTTCGATAGTCTCTTTCAGGATTTCAGCCTCTTCGAGCAAATCCTCCCATTTCCCACCAAAAAAGTCGTTTGCCTTAGTGACACCATATCTTTTGAAAGAAGTGATGTCTATGGGTTCTATTTTAGGTGAAGACAGGGATGTAGAATACTCGTATAGAGCTAATCGTTTCTCTGACATACCCTAAGTATAAGCATAAAAAAAGGGGGATTAAATTATTCCCCCTTAATAACTCCTAAAGAGTGTTTCAAAAACTCTTTTGCTCTTGCGTCCAAGTAACTAAGTCCGTATATTTTTTCGATGTCTTTGACCAACTCCTCTCCGTGTTCGTTCTCTTTGTAAAGTTCGATAATTTTGTCCATCGCTCTACAACACTCTTTTTTGTTTTCGTCAAAGTAGTTGTAAGGTTTGAACTCCTGAAGGTCCTTGGCAATTTGAGATGACAAATCATTACCCCCATCGGTGATTTGTGGGAAAAGTCTCATTGTTTTGAGAACCTCCAACTTGTCGACCAATCCGTTTACACCACCTTTTCTGAGTTGTATACCGTCAATGTATGTTTCGGGGTCTGCGCCACCCATAAGGTCGTGAATAGTTTTAGTGTTTTTGGCATTACAGAAAAGTTTTCCTCCCTTTTCTTCTTTCGGTTTCTTGAACCCATTCATTTCACCACCAAATGCCACACCAGCAACTTGTTCGTATAAGTTACGAATGTTGTCTTTTTCCGATTCGGTTACAAAAAATCTTTTACCCATGATTACTTCTTAATTGATGCGGTATATCTTATTACTTTTCCACCATCACGAACTACAACCTCGAAAGATTTTGTTACATCGTCATAATAGAAATCTACATTTCTAAGTTTGAGGTCGTGGTTCAAAGATTTAATGTCGACTTGTTGACCTGTCTCAATTGGTACCTGAGGTGTTTTAAATGCGTTCATTTCACCACCAAATGCGACCCCTGTCATTTGTTCATACATTTTTTGGATGTTTTCTTTCTCTTCCTGATTTACAATAAGTCTTTGTCCCATACACATAAATACTACTTAGTTGTGAATAAAATCAACTTTTTCTTTCAAGGTCAATTCACGTGTTGTGAAACTGAATGGGTCATAATCAAGTTTATCAAATGTGGTCTTATTGATATGGTAAATAATTCTTGCGTGTTCATAAGAAAATACGTCTTTGTAAGAGTCCGATAAATCAGGTAAAAGTTGTTTTTTTATACCAAATGGTTTTTTTATTGTAAATCCCAATCTTTTCAAATCCTTTTCCAACATATCAACTCTGATATAATATGTTTTTCCCTTTTTAGGTTCAAAAAATGGAAATAAGAAAAAATGAGTATTGTCCATCGGGTCTATCTGTTGGATATCATCAAAAATCACAGGATGAATCCACTCATTGAATTTTTCACCCAACATTTCTTTGGTGTTGGACTTTAAACTCCAATTTATAACCGAGAATTTCTTGAAATGATTGATAATAAGTCTATATGGGTTGTCAATCGAACAAATTAAGTCGTAATCCTCATATTTTTCATCCCTCAACCTTGTATAGGAAAAATTGTCGGGTGTTAAATCTTCAAGCTCATAGTTTCCAACGGTATTTTCACGAAAAAAACCATTTTTTGAAAAAAAGTCTGCCAAAGCACGCTCTCCTGACGAGGGAAATGGTACCCAAATCAAATTATGTTCTTTCGAAATATTCACAAATATGAATATAAACAAAAAAACTCCAAAAATGGAGTTTTAATACATTCTTCTGATTTCATTTTGGAGTCTAACCGACTCTCTCTTGAGTGCTTCCAATTCTTTGGGAGTATCTCTACTAATGTAGGTGTTTTCAGTTTCAATATCCTTAATTCTTTCTTGAACACGTTGAAAACGATTCATAAGTTGCTCATAAAGTCGAGCCTTTCTCATATCGGGCGAACCATTCATAGTTTTTTCTTATAAAATAATGGTAAAATACCATTTATAAACTCTTAATGTTGGTTTTAACCAAACAATTCCTCTTTTTGTACCTTTTTCGATAGGGTTTTGCCAATGTAACAACCCGTTATTGAAGAAATTGCGGTGACTAAACAGATAATGATATAATACATAGGGGGTTTTCGTAATAAATATACTAACTTTGTTGATTTTTCTTGTACTCTCGCCAATCAAGGTAAAAACCCAAACCTACTACAAGATTCATACCCATGGATGCGATGATTTCGTATATGTCTTCATATACATTCATAGTCAAATGAACGTGTCCCACCATCCAAAACGGAATCGATAGGTTATTTGCCACCCAACGAACAAAAAAACCGACAAAACTGAAAAAAAATTTCACGATAAATTGTCCAAAGACCTAATTTTTTGGTTCAGATAATCCAAAATTTCGACAGAATCTCTATTTTTCAAATATTCCCACAAATCGGAATTATCACTGTAGGGATGAGGTAGTGATTTCGCCCACTTACGCCCCATTTCAAAATCTTCAGGGCTCCATGTGAGTTCACGAGTTGGTGTTGTTGAGACAAGTTTGTAGAAAAGTCTTTTTAAAGTCATAGTAAAAACGTTTTAAAAAAAAATAATCACCCTTAGGGTGATTATCAACATTGAAAATAAAAAAGGGAGTCATTTCGAAAAAAGAAACGACTACCCTTATAATCATCTTACTTCAACCAACCGTAAAACTTGATGGTTTTTTCTTCACGGTCAGCAAGTCCGTGTGTTCCACCGTTAATTCTTTTCGTAAGTGCCAAAATTGTGTCTTTGTTGACACCCTTGTCGCAGATTTCCCACAACTTATTCTTGTCGAAGAAAAACATAGCTGATTCAAAAGACAATTCACCCGCTACCAAATCAGGTTGTTCCATAATCAAAGGATTCTTCAGATAATCTGAGAATGCCTTGTAGTTGGATTTACCTGTCAATTGTAGAGCACCACGCCCTCTGTATTTCCATCCATCACCTGATGATTCAGGACCATTACCCATTCTATCCGCATAGACACGGTTAGCAATTTTTTCAGGGTTTCTCGCGTAAGACTCCTCCAAAACACCAGGAAAATACTTTCCAAAGATTTTCTGAAGACCATCCGCCGAATAGTTCAAGTTTTCAGAGAATGCTTTGAAACCTCCCGTTTCGTGAGCTGTTTGAGCAAAGAAGTGAGCCGCCCTCTCAGGTGACATTTTATAATAAGCCATAGCAGCTTTAAGTGTACCAGGACCGAAAGCTCCATCCGCAGTTACACCGATTTTTGATTGTAGATTTTTTAAACTCATAAGTGTATATTTCCCAATAAATATTATGAGGAAGAAGGTTGAGCCAGTTATTTTAGATTATAATAAACTTAAATCTCCGCAACTGAAAAAAATTTGCGAAGACCGAGGAATTGTTTGTAACCCAACCATCAAGGATATGGTACAAAGTCTCAAACTTGATGACGAAAACAAATTCATTTACCACACCACCCAAGAAAAAAAGAAACAGGGTTGGTGGTTAATTGGTATCGATTATAGAAATCGCACAGAACTTGTGAGGATGGGTCAATTAGTTGAAAAAAAACAATCCCAACTTATGGGTTATTATTCGGTTCCTCGTCTGTATTATCGGATGGAGGAGGAGTTTGTATATTTGGATAAGAAATAACTGGTCTTAAAATGTATCCATCATAACCTTGTTGTTCGGTTTTCCAAGATAAATCACCTCTGATGAAATTATCAATTGTGAAACTTAATTCAGGAGTGATATTCACCTCAACAGGTTTTTGACCGGTCTCCCTGTACTCCTCAATCTTGGAAACTTCAACATTTACGATGACTGTGCTTTCTTGAGGTTCTACAGAGGTTACTTCGTAAGTGACTTTCAATGGATATCTATGTCTCCAACCGGCTGAGGTTCTTCGGGTTTTAACTTTGAACAAATACTCTCCATTGAGGAATCCTGTAACCCTTTTTATTTTCTCCTTCAAAATGTCTTCTATGGAGTTCCCGTTTCTGAGTTGGTTCATTTCCATTGGAGTCAAAGGGTATGAACGACCAATGCCGGCTTGATTTATTTGTTTACCTGTACTTCTACTATATGGTCTATTTACACTATACCATTTACGGTCTTTGTAAATGTAAATTGGATACCAATCATACGAAGTAATAATGTATTGTTTAACACCGTTTAAATCTCTTTCCCAAAACCCACGAACATTACTACCTTCAAAAGGCATCTTCATCTTGGCAAAATTGGACATTTTGTAGTTAGGTGTTTTTTTAGCCCTTTCACCTGAAAAATCCTTAACTTGGTCTACGGTAGTCTCTTCATATTTTCCATCGGCTCTCATGTTAAGAAGGAACATAGTATAATAATACAAAGCGTCCTCAACTGGCATACCAGCGGCTCTGAGTATTGGTTGTAAAACCCTAATGTAATCGTCTTTGGTTTGTAAGGAGTCTTTTTTCTTTTGTAAGAATTTGAAAATAAAAACCTCATGTGGTGTAAATGCCTTTTCATTCACATCCTCATAAATCAAACTCCTTAATATATTCCCTAACTTCATTTCACAACGTATATTTTTGTGGTCATTATGATTTCTTTAGAAGACCTCATTTCTTGTGGTATTAATTTTTTACTGGTTTTCAGAGTTTCTTGCCCATAATTTTCCATTCTAATTACGACTTTGATGGGTTCCTCAGGACAATCATTTTCATCAATACAATTTACCAAACTTCCAAGTGTAAGAGATTCACTGAAACCCTGTTTATTCAAATCTTGTTTTGTCCAAATGAAAGGTTCCCAATATGGAAAAGTTTCGAGTAGTTTTTCCAAAGAAAAAATAAAATCAATAAAAATGAAATTTGGGTATTCTGATTCTTTTACCTCAAAGTTATCAGTAGGTTCGATTCCAATTAAATATGGGAATCGATGCTTGAGTGATTTACTCAACAATTTATAGTCCAAACTTTTCTTAAATTCTTCTTTAGTCATTTGTATCAAAAGTAATCACATTTCATTCCCCAACGGCCACCACTTGGCCAAACAATACAACCACCAACAGGAGGTTTTGAATACTGTGACGGAGCACTAGATTTAACTTGTATTGGAATCCATTTTTTATTATCGTAAACCATAACATCGACACCCATTTGTTGGTCAACGATTCCACCTCTTGAGGCAAAAACAAATGGTTCTTTTTCAGGGAACCTTTTCTTTGCCCAATCGATGAAATTTTGCTCAACTCCCTCAGCTGGTATCATGAACCTTTGTAATCTTTGCTCTAACATGTTTGTTTCATAGATTAGAGAACTCAAAAAAGATAAAAAGGCTGGACTGAAATTGATTTTTGTGGGGTCCTCAAAATTAAAAAACCTATCAATAATTTGAGAGTTTTTATTCGGGGAATTTTCTATCCTATCAATTTCGTCTTTGAAATTAGGATACTTTTCGTAGGCTTCTTTGATTTTATCAACCCAAAACATATATCCTGTGTCAAACAGATTTATAAAACTCCAATCCAAAACCCCTTCATCATTGTCGTGTTGAAAAATTACATATTCTCCTGTTTGAAGTTTTCTTTTGAGGTTGAGTAATTTGTCTTTGGCAACACCTTTACGATATTCATCAAAATGTAAAACATTTTTTCCAGGTCCATTCAATACCCAATTTATGTCGTTGAGGTTTTTTTGGGTAAATTCATCACTTGGTGGACCAATTCTCAATTTTTTGTTTTCTCTTTGGAAATATTGATTGATTGTGTCAACCCAATTTTCTCTCAAAAACTTATAAATTTTTTTTCCTTCTGATTTGATTTTACCGATATCTTTTGGGGACAACGCACCACTTCCGAACGGGAGGACCTGTTCAGAAATTACCTTAAGTAGTGTTTGTTTATCCTCAATTATCATTGTTGGTTTTGAGATAAAAGTCTTTCACTTCAAAATTGGTTTTTTTCTCAAACCAATCCCTCAATAGATATTCAAGTTGGTCGTCATCAACGCCAAATTGTCTCATGATTCGAGTGAAAGTTTCTTCAGGAAAAATTAATTTTTGATTTTGTTTGATGTAGTTAAAAACATTACGTCTTCCGTTTAAGAAAAAAAATAACCCACTTGTTCCCGAGGATTCGACCTTTTTCAAATCAGAATAACTATCATCCAAAAAATCTTGGATGTTTTGTTCGTAATTGTCGAGTTCAATGGGCATATACTGACCAACCAACCTTTTCAGGGTGTTCATCAAGTTGCGTTCCTCGACAGTTTGTCTCATTTATTGTTTTCCGAAGAAATCTTTTCTCTTAATCAAATCATCCATCAAATTTTTCATCTTTGATAACTGATTTTCCATGTTTGAGTGAACCTTGTATAGGTTTTGAGAAATTCTATCAACTGTCTTTGGGGTAAGACCGGGTTTTCTTCCTCTTTTTCCTCTTTCAACACTCACGGGTTCTGTCAAGGTTAAATCTAAATCAACTTCGGGTTCTTGTGAAGTAACAGGTTCATCAACCGCAATCGGTTCTTGAACTATCGGTGGTCTTGAGATAACGGGAGTTTTTGGTTTGTTTTTTGAACCTCTTTTCCTTCCTCTCCCTGATGGTTGATAACCTTCGGGTTTTTCGAAATATCTTTTCTTCTCACCAATATTGGGAAACATTTCAGCAACACTATTCATAAACTTTTGTGCCGAAAGCTGAGGTAGAGTGTTCAACCAATCATAAACCAAATTTGCCTTTTCAGCAGCGTCAGGAGCTAACATTAGAACCAATTGGTCCATATCATTGGCATCTTCACCAGGCCCCTGTTTAGAAATGGCATACTTTTTCAACTCACTATACATAGGTATTCTTGACAATTGTGCTGGTTTTGCGGCAAATTCGTCAAACATATATTTCCCGAATAAACTCGTGAGTTTATCGAATCTATCGGGGTCCATAGGTCTCCCCTTGTCCTCAAGAACTAAGTCTTCATAAAAATGAGAAAATTTCATACAGAATGGTATTATACCATAAATACCTTGGCAAATAAAAAAGGGGAGTAGCGAATTCCCCTTTCTGTTGTCCCATAACGGAACGGTCCTAAAATACCCTCTCTCGAGGGGATGTTGTTAATTACAATTGGCGTTTCGGTAGTACTCTCTGAGTTTGGATTCGTTCATTTCCATGAGAATTTTCTCAATTACCGAACGTGATAAATCCTTCGTTGTTCCTCCCATAGAACGAATCTCATAGAAGAAATAATTTACGATACCCGCAATCATTTTTTTTACAAAATCATTTTCATCTTTGAACTCACAAGGATTAATATCAATCAATGATTCTTTAAGAAGACGACTCAGTTTGTCTGCGTGTCTGTGTAGTTGTTGTTTTAAAGCTTCAATAGTGGCACTCATTACTGTCTTTTTTTTATAAATATATCAATCTCCTGTCCAACGTGCTCCACTCATAAAGCCAAATCCTTGGGATGGCTGACTACCTGGTTTTTCAGGTTCTACATAAGTACCTGCAGCCTTTTGTCTTTCGATTTCCAACCACTTTTCCAATATGTTACTCATGGCAGTCCACTTTCTCATATCGGTACCAATAGCTTCAAAAGCATCTCTGTAATCGGAATTAGTGAAGGCTCGGATAAACTCACTATCGTTAGGTGATGTGAATCTTTTTGGTTTGTTAACCTTCTTGATAGCCATGTTGGGCTCTTTCTTGTAAAGCCAATACGGGATTTGAAATTTGTAATACCCTTTGAAACTGGACTCGGGTCCCAACTTTGTTACTTGAGTTTTCGGAAGGGTGATGACCGGCATCTTGATTTTGTAGACCGCCTTACTATCCGCCCAAACAGTAGATTGTTCAAATTCCATGGGGTTCAAAACTTTGTAGGTCTTGTCGTTCTCCTCCAAAAGATAGTAAGACGCCAAGACGGTCTTATTACCTGGGTTGTACTCGGTCTTGAATACGTGGCTATCAGTCACGTTTTCCAAAATTACTTTGAGTTGGGATTCGTTCAAGAGGTAGTCCATATCACTATAAATAGATTTTTCTGACGATTTGTTCATTTCAAACTTTTTTATTACCTTTGGAATGTTAAACAAAACTAAAACTAAATTTTCAAATGGCAAAATCTTCTTCCGCCTCCTCTGTCAAAACCAAGTCAAAAGTTTCACGTCCTGGTGTTCACTCGAAGACCAAGACTTCCAAGAACAAGAAATCCAAACTCTATCGCAAGGGTTACAACGGTCAGGGTTAACCCACCGTTTTGTACAGGAAGTAAATCATACCTTTGAATTTGACAAAGACAGTCCCCACCTCATACGTGGGGTTTTTTTGTATTGTATAAATTTCTTTCTTACCGTTTGGACTTATCAAGGTGATTTTAGCGTCCGTGTATTGAATTGTTCCTAAATCTTCCATAGAAAAATAATAGGTTTTTATTACGATAACTCAATATCAGTTGAAACGAACAAAGTAGTCTGCGGTGATAAAGGGTGAAAACTTGTGAATGGTTTGATTGATTTTGTAAGTGAGTTCATTCATTTCTTCTTCACTCAAATTAGCGATTCTTTTTTTGTCAAACCAAATGTGGATTCCTAGTTTTTTCATAAACCTGTCGTCCATGTCATCACCACCCAATGGACCTTGTACATCGAGCATATAAATCTCAGGAAAGTCCTTTTTGAGGATTGTACTCAAGAATTTCTCAACAGATGAAGCGTCCGTCATATTACCATTCGATAGTGTTTGAGAAACCAATTTTTGAATACCTGCTCAAACTCTTGTTCTTTCAAAGGCACGTATTTGTCAAATTTGTTTTTAATGTCCTTTCTCAAACTAAAAGTACTTTTGGTTCTGTACCATCGAATGACAGGGACTTGCTTATTAGTTTTTTCATACAACTCCACAATGGTGGGGTCACCCTCAACTTCAACAACGTCAAGGTACGGTGGAACCACTTTTTTAAGTAGTCCATCCAAAAACTCACTTGGTCTTTCCGATGCGTTGTGAAAATTCATAAGTCCATGTTTAGCTCATCAAAACCACCGAAGAGAATGTCGTCGTGGAAAAATTTCATGTAATTAATAAAATCACCAGACCAATCCAAATCACGTTTGAGTTCAGGATACATATCTTCAAGTCTTTTAATTAAACCGGCAATAATCATTGTGGAATAAGCGTGTTTGGGTAACATATTCAAATCCCCATAATTACCAAAGAACGCATCTGAATTATTATTGACAGTACGGATGGTGTCTCTTGCCATTTCAACAACATCAGAATCTTTTACTCTCTCGGCAATGTGGGGGTAATCTTCGAATATCTCCCTCAGGTATTTTACTTCTTCACCCAAAAGCATAATTTTGACCTTCATCTCCATCTCTTTCTCAGTGATTCTTCCTGAGGAAAAATCAGTAAAAATTTGCCTAAACTCTTCGTTGTCTAATAGATTTCTAATTTGGTCTTCATCAGACTCGTAGTATAATTTACGAATCTCATTTTTTTCCGATTCACTTAATATTTTTTTCATTGTTAGTATTTTGTTTCGATAGAATATACCGCATCGGGAAACTCATATCCCAAATCAAGTAAAAGTTTGTTTAGTTCTCTTTCCCAATCATAGAAGGAGTTATCACCCTTTTTAATTCTAAAATTATAGTGTACATAAATTTTCAAAGGGGAGAACCCATATTCAAAAACACCCGTATTTCTCTTAATTTGCCAAATCTGTTTGTTTGTATTCAAATTTTTCTTGATTGTTTTAATCAGACTTGGGGCAACCTCCTCGTACCAATCATATTTGGGGTAGAACTTGACATTCAAATCCACACCACCATGAGCCTTTGATTTCCCCTGTTTCAATCCTAATACCTTAAATAAGTTGCTCTCGACAATTCCTTGTTTAAATTTTCTCAACTCACTTACTTTTCCTTTTTTTAGAACAGCATCAGGGTCAAAAGTGAAAGCAACTGTGGCATCCCAAGAAGAGGACTCATTTATATTACCCAATTCCACATAATCGGGTAAATAAAATTTTGACATTTTTTTCAATAAAGGACCATATTTCTCAGTAAAAGTACCCTCCCTACTAATAGTGGGGTCTTCCACAAACCCTTTCAATAATGCTGCCTTACCAATAGACCCAATTGACATCAAACCCGAACGAAAACCTCTTTCAAGAGCCATATCCAACGATGAGACAATATCATTCCCATAATTTTTTAAGACCCAAGACATCGGAACTTTTGGTTGTGGAAGTTTTATATTATTTTTCTTTATCCAATCCCTAATATACTCAACTCCCAATTCGTAATAATCCGATTCATCCAAAGACTCGACCAAAATTTGATTGACTTGGTCTTTTTCTTGAATTTCTTGTAGACGCTCGAATTGGTTCTGGTTGACGACTATTTTCATTTTTGACATAGCAATATCAGATAAATACCTCGACAGGTGAAGTTATTTGGTGAGTCATTTTTTATGTTGTATATTTGATGGTATGAAACATATGTTTACTTTTTTCGAAGATTTTGTTGAGGGTGCGGATTTCTACCGACACAAAGGAAGTTTGTGGTTAATATTCACTGACCAAAAGAAATGGGTGTTTGAGTTATCAAAGGAAGGGGTTCTTTGGTACAATTACTATTTCTTTGAGAAAATTTTCAAGTTTTTTTCCATGGATTTGATTGAAAACCAAAAGTTTATCACCGAATGGGCTGAGGACACCATTCAAAATGAGGTGAAACACACCAGAGGTCTAAAATTCCAACAATTTGTTTTCGCTGAGGACACTATTCAAAATGGGGTGAAACACACCCAAGCTGGCAATGGGTTTATTGATTTTGAAGCTGAGGACACCATTCAAAATGGTGTAAAAAAAACAACACCGGGCGGATATTTGGGTTTTGTCAGTAAAAAAGGTAAGAAAATTCATCAATTTGAATCACCAAAACAGAATAACGAAGTTGAAGACACCATTCAAAATGGGGTGAAAGAAACCTACATGGAAGAACATCATCGATTACGAGAAGTGGTTCAGACGGTTAAGAATGGTGTCAAAGAAACAAATTGGAGATGTGTTGACAACCATCCAACCTTTGTTGATAGTGTCATCGAGTCAGGAATCAAGGAAATTTGGGGTTATGAGAAACAATCTCAAACAAGAGTGAGTGAGGTTATCCGTAATGGGGTAAAAGAAGACCTCTCCTAATAATTTCTTGTTTCAATAATTGTTTTCCTATCCAAGAAGATTGTGTTTTGACACCATTTTTTACGATACCTTCGTATTCAAGAAGGAGTTTTTCATCCGTAAAATTAAGTATGTAAAAATTCGAAGTCATCGGCAAAGTCTAAATTGAAATTGAACTTGAAGAATATTTTAAGTATAGTTTTTTCGTCAAGTCCTGTCAACTTCATAATTTTCTTGTGTTCGAATGGAGTAAAATTTCTCGACATTGAAATCACTTTACCATTGTCGTCTAATTCAATTGTAAATGGGGGGTATTCTGGGTCGTAATATCTCCATGAGGAAGAACCTTGTATGTTCCGTATTTTGGAATTTGAAATTGGTCCGAAAGAAATATCCCCATAGATTTTTTTCATGAGTCCATCTATGAGGGGAAAAAGTTGTTGTTCAGATACTTGATATTTCATATAAATTAAATTTTGAATCCCTATGTAGATTTAGTTGGATGTTACAAATCGTACTCGTCCATCACTCTTTTTAGAACTGACATCCTCTCTTTTTTCAATAATAGATTTTTACTTACAAAATCCGACGGACCCAATCCAACTATCGGAGCACTTATCCCACTGAAATAAGAAGTGGTTCCGTCTACTCGATGATAATCGGCTAAAGTTGGTCGGGTGGAAACTGTAACCATCATAGGAAGCCTTTTGTTATGATAATTTACCAAGTACCTTCCTAAAAAATATGAGTAATAATTTTTCTTAGGTAAATCCCAACCAGGAATCATCAGACGGTGGATGTATAATTTCTCGTCCGTTAAAATGGAAGGAGGTTCTTTCACCAACTCCTTTAACATTCGTCTTACATCTCCGTCGAAAATCAACTCCAAAATTTTTTCTTCACTACCGAATACTTTGCGAGCGGTTTTATAACCCATGCTAATAAGCTTGGTCTTCAAAGCCTCTTTTTGTTCGGGAGTTAATATAACTTTCATTTTGTTTTCTTAACACAGTTAGGATATCTCTTCCCAAACATGGTTTTCATACCCTTTTGGGTATAACCTTTCCAACACCTCTCCTTAATTTCTGTTTTGGAGTTGGTTTCAATCAATCTGTTGTACTGACTCTCAGATATAATAATCTTCATGATTATTCTCCCTTTAATTCTTGTACCAATGTGTATATCAGAGAAATGAGCGTACCACCAATTACGGCGTCACCAACAGGAGTCCTCTCGACAGGGTCAGTACCCTTAGTAATCATGTGATACGCCTCAGGGTCAACTTGCTTCATCGCCCGTAAGACCTTCATCATAATAAGATTATTACCCGCTAAGTCATTCGCCTGAGACTTTATCTGTGATACTTTCGAGGGTTCAAATACAGGTTTTAACCCTTTTGTGGGTAAATTAATCGTTTCCTGTTCTAAAATTACCTTCTCAATAATTCTTGAGAGGTCTTTTTCGGTTAATTTGACAACTTTTTTCATTAACCATAAATAGTTAAAGTGGTCATAATCGACCACTTAAAAAAAACCCTCCTTTGTGGGGAGGGTGTTAGAGGGGTTAATTACCTTTTAGTTCCACCAAACTGATTGCCCACAATATTCACCAGCGTTATTTTTCAAGCCAATAATTAAGAGTACCAAAATGAAAAGTGCTCCCGCAATCATAATCGTTGGCATGAGCCAAGATGGACCGTAAAATTGTTCTTTGATTTGTTGTGCATCACTTTCAATCTTTGAAATCATCGATTCAAGTTCTGCATCTGTTTTGGGTTTTTTGAGTGTTGAAATTACTTTTTCGAACTTTTGTTTGAACTCTTGAGGAATCGCGTTTCTGAACGCCTCAGGACCATCTTCCATTCCCATTTCGAAAATTTGTTGGAATGTGTCACGATATTTTCTTGGAACTAAGGAAATCAAACGATTACCCATGGACTTATGAGATTCGATTTTACGAATAATTTTTTGACATTCGGGTGAAGTTTCTTGTTCACTGATAACTTGTTGTATCAATCCAACTAGTTCCGACTCAGTAAGTTTTACGACCTTTTTGTTTTCAAGAATAATTGACAAAGTATCACCCACCAAATTAGCAATTGCGGATTTGGAACTTCTCTTCGCAATTTGATTCAAGTGATTAACAATTTGTCTTTTAATCTCAGGGTAGTTACTCAACTCACGATTCAAGTAACGTTGAAGTGAACCCATTCTCGCATCGATTAAAGTTCTATCAAGGTCTTTGATGTCCGAATAGGTTTGAAGCTGTTTTATACCTTGAAGGATTCCCTTTTCATCAACGTTGTCGTAAAGCCACGTATTCACAATTGAAGCGGCATCAATTAACCCACCACTGATTCTACCAATATCCCTAATATTCTTTCCTTGAGTAGTGATTGGACGAACAACTATGGTCGCAATTCTTTCCTTATCATTGGGGCTAACCTTTGAAGGGTCATAAAAATCTCTGTCAATTTTTGATGGAGTATATGATTTATTACTCTGAACCAATAGTTTGTACGCAACATCATCTCTTACCCCAAAACTATTCATAATATCCAAATAAATGTCCGTAAGATAAGACATCCTTTTCTCAGCAACGGATTTGTTGGTTCTAAAGTCACCTGTTGAAGATGTGCCAACATGGAAGGTTACCACGGGAGGCATTTTGAATTGAGGGTCATTATGAAACTTACGAATGGTTGGAATCGAACTTTTGATTCCATCTCTTAAGAATTTTTTGGCGAGTTCGGTAGTTTCAGGGTCGAACTTAGTTTCATTTTCGTCGAACAAAAATTTCGCGGCTCTTCCGGCTTCGGTATTTGATGGGACAGGTTCAGGAGCGTCTTCAGAAAGGGTTTTACGAATTATGTTATACAAATCCGACTCTGTGAGCTTAACAATTTTTTTCATGAGAATTTATTTTAATAATAAATATATCGTTCAAACCCTTTCATAAAAACCCCCCCACTTTATGTAGGGGGTTTCATTTTTATTATTCTTTTTCCAATTCTTGAATTTGACGAAGGAAGTCCGTCACCTCATCTTCAGTAAGAAGTCCCATCATTTGTTTAATTTTCTGTATGTTTTCTTGTAGGTTCATATGTTATAAATGTCTATTATTTCCACATCCTCAAAATTAGGTATTGTAATCTCATATTCAAATGGATTCATCACTCTTGTTCTTATTGTTTGTTCAATATCT